ATTTCAGTTTGTATTCCCGGAGGCACATCGCCCAATTCTTCCTCATCAAAGATGCCTGTCTGCTTTAAAGCTGCAAGGCCCAAAGCTCCTACACCTAGTTTTTGTCCAGTAGAAAGCCCTTTAAATTGATCCATTAAGCTAATTTCATAAGGTTTTCCAGTGGCTGGGTCTATGGGCATTGGACCACCGCCCAAGCCTCCAGCCAATTTTGCCCCTGCCTGCTGGATAAACCCACCCATAGAAGTATCTAATTTTGGAACATTAAGAGTGGCTCCAACTACAGGCATTGCATTAGGGTTAGCATTAAGTAATTCTTGTTCAGTAATACCGTATTCTTTAGCCACACTAGCAACAGTATCTCCTGGTTCAATTGTGTGTTGTATTGTTGGAGTTGCTCCCCAACCCCATATTCCGCCTTTACCTGCGCCTTGGAAAATTGTTTTCATGCCACCAAGTCCTTGTCCTTTGGCCACTCCACCTTTCATGCCCATGCCTGTGGCAAAATTACCCATTGCCCAACCTGTGCCGAAATCAGTCAAAGCACTTTGAAAATCTAGATCTCCGGTCTTGATCACGCCACCAATAGCTTTACCTATGCCTGCGCCCATGGGACCGCCATAAGCAAAACCAACCATAGAACCAATCACCGGGGCTATTTTCTTGACCTTTTTAAACAGGCGTTTTATAAAGCTCCCTAATCCATATTCAGGCATTCCTGTCATTGGGTTGATCGAGCCTTGGGAATTACCCACTGTATATTCTCTTGGATCTAGGCCAGCTCTAACAAAAGCTGCGTCCAACATTCCGTCATCCATTACTCCAGGAGGAACCATGCGTTCCCCAGGCATTACATGTGCCAATTGACTGTCACCCCCACGACCCATACTGGCTAAACCCTGTACTGATCCTCCTTGATTAAAAGATCTCCACTTACTTTGAAAACGATCCATTGAATAATCCACCATCTTATTGCCCATTAAACGATCAATAATGGACTCAGCCTCTTCTTCAGCGACATCTTCCTCAGTAGTGCCTTGGTTTTGTGCTTCGCTATAAATGCCTTCAACCATTTCTAAAACTTGAGCATCGGTCATATTGGCAATAACAGCCCGTTGTTGATCATTTAATTCTGGATCTTTTACAGCTTCTGTTCTAACCACATCTCCTATGTATGCTTGGGTTTCAGGCGCAGCATAGTCATAAGTTTTTTCTTGCATGGAACCAAGACCCTGGGCTATTGTTCTCTGCGCCACCCCGCCATACTTTGGTCGTGCTCTCAATTCATTAATATCATCATCGAAGTCACTTAAACCTGTTGCCTTCAATTCATTAAAACCATCTTCTCCAACAGTTCTTCCTATAGCTCTTTGGGCTACGCCTCCTAGTGGAACTGGAGCAGGTTTTGTCATGTTATCCAGGTCTATGTCTGAAATGGTACGCTTTTCTAGCTCCTGAAGTCTTTGGTCTAGATTGTCTATTTCTTTTTGTCTTCCCATCTTAAGTGCTTCTGGTGAATAGTCTATATCAAACACATCTCTTCTGTCTCCACTAGGAAGTAAACTACCTAAAGTATATCCTTGCATAACATTTCTTATGTGTTCAGGTTTATGTACATAGTCTGGAGTACCTACAGTAGCTCTTGTTTTAATTCTTCCAGTTTGGAAGGCTTTATAACCTTCTTCATCAGGAAAAGATTCCATAAAATTAGGCATTAGTGTCCTAGGCTCCTTAATTTTTTCATCATTTTTTTAGCATTCTCAATGGATTTTGCCGTTGCTTTAAGAGTCCATTTACCTCTTTTTTTAACATAGACTTTTTTTCCTCTACGTTGATACGGCATTAATAGCCTTTTTTAGCTTTGGCTTTTTTGCTTTTTTTCTTTTTGCCCTTACTATAAACAGCTTCATCACCTGGACGAAGAAATTTCTTAGGGTCTCCACGCATTCTGTCGCGTCTTGCAGTCATTCCTGGCATTTTATTTTCCTCATAGATAAATTGTGGTGGCACCATTGGTGCTCACAGTTAACGTACCAATTGCGCCTGTAGCAGATAAACCTTTAGAGGTTGTGCTATATAACGTGTTCCACTTGGCTCCATCCCAAACTTGAAGTTCTCCTGTGGTCAGGTTCCAAATGATATCCCCTTTATTATACTCATTCTGATCTCGTTTAGTAGCCAAAACCGAATTAGTCGCATCTGGATCAAAAGCACTCAGGTTTAATTCAAGCACTCTAACCAGGCG